TGTTGACTACCTTTACCCCCATGCCACTGACTACTCATATTTTAATAGAAAATATGTTTTATCACTACAATCAATAGGCCATATTAGATTAGCCATTTCTCTAACTGTACAATTTTTACCATTGAATGTCCACTTACTAAATGATGTTTGCAAATTACTTTGTGACAACATATTGCCATAATTCCTTGCACTCATTTGTTGTGCAAGAACTGTTTGCTGTTGTGCATTCAATTGATTATATCCTGTACCATGATATATTGGTGGTGTTATATTCATATTATTTCCTTATTAACTTGGGTCAAACGAACGTTTCCAAGCAGGCTTATTACTATCATCTCTACGTACATATCTATCACGTTGAGCAAGCATTCTTTGTTGTGGTGTTCTATTATCCCAGTTTTCCGCTATACCATTTAAACAACCTAATATTGCATATCTACAACTATCAATTGTGTCATCCGGATCACTAAAACGTCCTTGTGGATCAACATAATAATTTCTAGCATCATTTAAAAATTCAATACAATTTTCATTTATTAATAAACTTCCAACTTCTAACATCTGTCGCATTTGGTTAATTCCATATGCTTTGTGATTTGTTACTCGACCTTCACTATCAGGTGGATTCATAATTGCTTTTTCATATACATTCAATTCATAACTTTCAAATAGTTCTCTAATTGAACTACTACTCATTGTATATCTACCGGCAGTATTAGCATCAGGAGGTAATACAATTGGTGTGCCAAATACTTCTGGTCTTAATAAATGATTTATATACTGAGTTGGTATTGCCTCATCTATTCCTTGAACTACAATTTGTCTATGTAAATATGCTGTACGTTCGCTTGGTTCCCAATACATAAGTGAAATAACTGTCTTATCATTAACTAATCCCAAATCAAGAGCAATAATACGTTGAATGTTTGGCATTGTTTTGAAATCAATTTCACCTGTCTTATAAGTTGGCCAGTTTGCAATTTGAAATACTGCACCACGCCCTAATACAGGCTTACCAGCAATACGTGCTTCTCTTTCATGTGGTAAATAATCTCGTTCTAATTGTCTACGTGTTTCCATTAATAAAAATGGTTCACCCCAGGGATCGTGAGTTGGACAATCGTCCCAACTAACACGAATAAATTCATATCCTTCTTCTTTATTCCAAAACTTACTTACCAAACCATTCAATCCTTTTAATGGTGTAAAACTACAAAGGACCTTTCCTTGTGTAGTTGCGGTACGTGTAACTATTTCNCTGAAGAAGTCNTCTGGTGGTTGNTCATCAAACACAGCAAGATTTAATTTGAAACCTTGTAATTGACGAACCTCTTGTGTGTAATTGGCAAATAACAAATAACTATTACTACCACTTTTATGACGTATTTCTATTCCAATACTATTAGCACCATCATTACGCATTGTTTCACTAACGATACAACTACGTGGGATAGCACCTGTACCAAGATTGTCAACTATCTTAATATCTTGTGTACCTAACAATTCATTTTGAAGTACTAATGCAACTTGACTCCATCCCTCACCTGCGACCATACATGTTATAGGTTTATTAAAGCGATAGCCTTCCCACCAATCTGGATATAATCCAGTAAGATGCATTGCTGTTTCATAGCATGTACTAACTGTTTTACCAATACGATTGGCTGCAAGTATTCCTCTGCGTTCACTATTACCTGTACGAAAGAATTTTAATTGATGGTCAAATGGTCTGAAATATTTAAGTTGATTATATTTCATATCCTGTGCAATTTCAATACTCAAGTCCTGAAGTTGTGACTTCAATGGACCTGGTATCGTAGTTAAACTATCAACAGTAAGATTGTTTTTATCAACAACATAACGCAAAGCCCTCGCCAAAAGGGTTTCTGTTCCAATCATTATTCACTTTCTAAACCAATATAATCTTAAACCGAAAAGGTATAGATAGAAACCAAAGTTTCTATCCCATTTAATAAGAAAATTGAATGGCGTTTTACCTTCTCTATAACTGAATATTTTCATTATTCACTTTCTGGTTCTAATACTGGGAATTGTTTGTTAATAACACTTAGATGATATAATGCCTGACTTAAACTTGCGATTTCATGTGCTGTACAACTCCATGTTTCTGGATCTTGTAAATCACTAGGCTTTTTAGTTAATATACCTTGTAGTCGTTCAGCAGTTAAACGCATTACATGTTCTATTTGTCCTGGGAATCTTGTTTTGAATGCTTCACGATGTGCATGATTAACTTTTTGCATTATTAATGTATCACGCACTTGTCGTTCTTCNCTTGCACGTTTTATTTCTGTATTACGTGCAAGTGGATCAGTTGAAGGTAAANTTATTTCTTTACCATTTGAGTTGACTACCATTAAGTTAATTTCCAAGGGTTATTGGCAACACTATCATCAAGTGATACGAATTCTCTATCAATCCAAACTTCCCATTGATTACTTCTATTAACTTTAAATGTCTGCATGGTTGCACGTAAACGTTTACCTTGTGGTGTTAATGTGCCATCTTCACGCATAATAACTTGTTCACCTGTACGTGGATCAACCCATTTAATAACTTCTGGTCTTGTGCGACCAAACTTATCAATCTTTTCACCATGTGGTTTGGTTTCTAATGGACCAAGTATTTCATAACTAATCATTCCATTTTTATATTTTCTAAACATCATTTGCACTTTCTTATCTTGTGCTCTTGCTTCATCATCTGGGTGAGGAATGATTGGACAATAGAAAGCGTTTTGTTGTTCACTACGTGGGGGTAATGATTTGTCACGTGCAGGTACCTCTTTCATTGGATCTGTTGGAATCATTTCGCTACGTTCAATATATGGATTATCTGAACCTTTATATGACTCAGAAATTTCTACTCCATTCAATGCATCCATAGCAATTTGATATTTTAATTTGTTTGCACGACCTTTTAAGTTTAGTACAATGCCTGTTTCATCATATACAAATCGTTCAAGATCCTTTGCTGTAGGAAAATCATTTTGAAGACCTTCTAAATCGTATCCCGCTGAATCTATTGCTTTTGGTGGAGTTGGTTTTAACTTAGCATATTCTTTATCAAATGCTTTGTTTATTTCTTCTTGTTGTGTTTTGTCAATTGTAGACTGAACTTGTTCTTCTACATTATCCCAAATGTTTTCCTGAGAGGGTGTTAATTTTTGTTTTTTCATTGCATTGCTTTCTTTAATTTATTTGCCTTTAGAGTGGCAACTCTTTTTGCTATTACCTCAGGAGAAATTTTCTTCCCAAGATTAACGATCCTTATTTTTTCTTTTGCTTCTTCTGTGTGTGAAAAATTATTTGCTTTACGAGTGGCTGTTCTTTTGTCAATTTTTTCTTGACTCCATTTAACACCTGTCATGCGAATACTATTTTGTGGGTTTTTTGTTCCAATACGCTCAGGTTTTGGACCACTATTTGCTTTTCCGATTTTTCTTTTTGCTTCTTCTGTATGTGGGATTCCAAGATTACTAAATCCAGTACCTTCATTATTATGCATATTAAAACTTCTTGGATCGTTTCTAGCATCCATTAATTGTAATATTTCACATTCCAATTCATACATTTCTTGGGAATCACCTGTTGCAATTATAGTTCTTTCCCATTCAGTTGGATTGTCTTTTATGAGTTGTTTGACGATTTTACTAGAACAGACATAATTTTTATTGCTGCCATCGTGGAAACCGACATACCATTTAAATGATGGGGTATGCGTCCATTTATAAACATAACCTTGGTTCATTTCTTTTCCTTTCATTGCTAAAATGTTAAAAAAGAGAGATATTTTTACATATCTCTCTAAATCTATTTATGTTAACAAAATGTTAACAATTTTATATCACTTCTTTGGTGATTTATATTTACTACTCAATCGTGCACCGTCTGCCGTTGGGTTCTTTTTAGGTCCAGTGTTACTATGTAAACCTTCTAATGCTGGATTAACAAAACCTGCTTGACCACGACCACGCATTTCTAATGCACTTGTAACCATGTTGGCTAGTTCTGATTTTTCACTACTTGAACTTGCTTTCAATTTCATAAACTCATTACGTTTACTCATTGTTCCAGCATTACCAGTTCTTGGACCCTGTTTTTGATTGATGG